TGAGAGAACCTTCTCCAGAGAGTCACCTCTGCCTTGTCTGCCTTTACCTCTCCCATTGCCTTTTTGTTCTTATCAGCCTTTTTCTTCAGCCCCTTCTTAAGCACTGGCCCAGTTTCTCCGTAGTAGCTCACTCTTCCCCCGTATTGTCAAAGGCTATATTCCCATTGAGTATTATTTGCATTTTGTACTCATCTGAATAGTAGAACTTTGCAACACCCTCAACGCAACAGCAAACCCCCACTATGTTTACATTAATCATAAACTTTATTGACTGTAAGTTTTCCCCGCTTGCCTGCACGTGTTTATCTCCGTCTATGATGTATGCCGAGTTCATCTCATCCTCCCACAGTAAATACATTCCCGCCCGTGNACTCTTGCTCCACAGTTGCAACTCTCTCCCAGTGGAGAGAGTAGCTCAAATAGTTCTAGTATGTGTTGTATAATGATCTTCATTACTNGCCTTCTTTCTCTGGAAATCCTAATTCTTTCCAAACNGTATTACTTGTTTCTGTGCATTCTAACGACAAGCAAAGCTCTGAAGCCATGTCACCGTCAGAGATGCACCCTTGGCACTCTCGCTCTTGTAGTAGCTCTTGAGTAGTGAATACTTCTTTGCCGTTGTAGATCACTTCGCCACCCTTGGGGGCCTGTTCACCCCGTTTATTCTTACATATACTGCTATTACTTTCATCTCTTGCCTCTTTCCTTTGCGCTTATTTCCCTAAAATCCACTTATTGTAAATGTCTTCTGCAATCTCATTTTTCCAATCTTCTCTCCAATAGTAGTTTCCTATTTCGCACGACAATTCCCTCTTAAGGTCCTCAAGGGTTGATTTTATTCTCTTGTTACCAGTATTAGCAATTGCCATTTCAAGCTCTGCCTTAACTAGTTCTGCCGCTCCTATTTGCTCTTCTTTTGTCATTTTTCTTCTCCAGTAGGTTACTAATTCTAATTCTAAAAGCCCTCGATATTGGCTTTCCTTCTGTCCACCGATACACTGTGCTTCTGTCGGTGTCCAATCTCCGAGCTACCTCAGAGATTGTCTTGTATCTATCAATTAACTTTTCAACGTCTGTCATACTCTACACCTTTCAATATACTACAATGTGCAACACTATGCACGTTTTATTTTAGTTTCTGCAAAGTTTTTTCTATTTCCTCTTGAAACTCTTCTAATCTCTCGAACATTGTGTCGATGTATTCTTGATCTCTGAAGACTCTTTCAATGTATAATCTTGATGGGCCTTTTACCCTTGGATCAAACGAAATGAAGTCACACCAGTCCGCCTCTGTAAAGTTGATGTTTCCCTGTACTTGTGGCATGTGCTCCTTTGGCATCCCCTCAAGCACCGTGTTGATATGTATTGCTGAATTGTAAGGACACTTTACCTCTATGCAGTTTCCCGATGGTCTACCGTCAGGAGATCCCCCTATCATTGCAAATTCATGCAGAAGAATAAGCCCAGAAGAGAAAACTAAAACCCCGTTCTTTTCTTCATACTCATCAATTGCATAAGGCTCGTTTTCTGTACCCCACTCTAAAGCCTTTCCTGAAATCTCCTTTTGCTCACCTGTGAGAATTTCGCTTATTATTTCGTTGCGATAAGTGAGGGCTGTTTTCCCCCACTTCTCACTTTTCGCTCTTCCCTTTGTCATTACATCCTTGAACCGTGAAGCCGTAATTTTCCCGAGTCTTGCATTAAACCATTCTGGCGTTCCCTGCTCTGCTTTTACTTTGTACATTGTGCCACCGCCCACGATTTAACTTTATCGTATCTCTTTACTGGTATATTCTCAAGGCTTCCAAACTCTTTTAAAAGGGCCTCTTTTACCTCTTCATTGACTTCACAAAGCTCGTTGATTTCTACGTATTGTTGATCTGAGATATACTCTGTAAAATCTGTGGTATTAATCGGGCTCACATTTCCGTGTTGATCTGGATCTGTAAAATCACTTTCACACTGCACCCCAGAAATGCCAAAGGCTTTTTTAAGGGCGTGAGCTTCTGCAACTTTCTTTATCATCTCTGCGGGGTGAGTCTTCCATGCACTTTGCCCTTTATTGTACGGCGCAAACTCTACCAGTTCGACAGTAGGCTCTCCACCCTTACGAAATACAACACAGTAAGCTCCTGCTATTGGCCCACGATCTCCAAAACTAACATTGTGTCTTATTGTATTGTTCGCTACATCAATTTGAAAATCATCATTCTTGCAAACTTCGCACGATCTCAAGCCGTCAAATAATGGATTCTCCTGAGCCTTCCGAAGAAAGCCGTCTCTACCAGCAAAAACAAGAAGTCTCCCCCCGCTTTTATAACACCAGATTTCTCTATTAAAAGGATTCATTCCAACGGATCTACACACGTTCAAAAAGTACCCGAGCTCTGTGGTGCTCGTTCCCTTTGCAACTGTATCTTGCACGACCATAATTTGATCTGCATTATACTCACCGTTTACCATTTCGCTTATTCTGTCAAATACTGTTATCTCGCTCATCTCTTCCTCTTTCCTTAATCTACTTCTACACAATTATCGTGCACCGTGCACATAAACTCTATTCCATTTATCTCTACTTCAAACTGATTCTCGTTAGTTGCAAAGTGTTCTATCAACAATGCGCACTGGCACTCTAAATATTTAAGAGTTATGAAACTATTACAAGCTTCATCAAAATCAAGCTTAATTTCATCAATCAAATTCTCGTAGATTCTATGCTGTACTAGTTCCATGCTCACCCCTTTCCTTTCCTACAATATACTACATTGTGCAACGTATGCAATGTTTTATTTTACTTTGGGGCTATTTTTATTTCTTCCACACTATCACAGCTATAAAAAGGCCGTATGTAAATGTAAAAAGAAGCACCATAAAAACCTCAACACGTGGATCTTTGCTTATGGCTGTATATGCAAACGCAGGAGACAGGCACACCAACACAACAAATACCATAACTGCAATAACACTCACTTCTTCCCCTCTTTCCGTTCTTTGTCGTTCTAGAATGGCATATCCTCGTTCAGCGGACTTGCATATTTTTCTTTGTACTTGAGTTCCCTTTGCCTGTCTTGCTCTTTGACGCACTGCTCACTGTTGTTGCACTCATAAATTTTAAAATATTCAATACCTATCTGGTTTTCGTCCTCGTCGTATCTCGGTAGCCTTCCAGAAATAAACCCTGCAAGCTCTCCTTTTTTAATTGTCCTTTCGCAATATGTACACTTGTGCTCTTTTCTCACCTTAACTTGTGGTAACCCTTCCCAGTATCCATTATCATCCATTATTGTCATACTTTCCTCCTATTGTGCCCTATGGCTTGAATCTTTAAACTTAATAAACCCGCCTGATTCTCTTATTCTATCCATGATCGAAGGCCCTAAAACATTGCCCATATTTTCAATTGAATCATTGGTAATTATTATGGTTGGTTTCCGATCATCATAACGCCTGTCGATAATGTGATCTAATACTCTATTCTCAAACTCAGTATCTCCACGAACTTCAAAAGCATCCATTACTAAAAGATGAGGTTTGATAAATCTTTCAATCTCTTCTTGCTCTGTGGTGGTTGAGTTTCGGTTGTTCCCGTTTCTAATTGAGAGGAAGATATCAAAGGCTTTCGTGTAGAGTGCAGGCTTCTTGAGATTCTGGCAACAGTGACCGATTGCACATGCAGAGCTTTGAGTTTTCCCACTTCCACGAGTTCCTAATACGATGCAGATTCCGCCCGCAGTTACTGACTCTTTTACTTTGTTGTGACTCTCTAACCATTGAGGGCTATTATTATCGGTTACTCTAAAAGATTTATGCCTCTTAGGAATACAAGCACGATCATATAAAACACTTGTGTTTATTCCTGTGAAATCTGGTTCACTCATAGCATCATTTCCTCGTAATTTGGTTGTGGCTCTTGAAATTGATTGTCAAGTTTGGCCTGTCTTCGATTCTGGGGGCTCTGCGGTGCGTTATTTGAGCCGTAATTGTTCTTAGCCCACTTTCGTATGGCTAAATTGAAATCTTTGTATTTATACCCCTTCATTTGAATCCCCTCATCTACTAAAGTGATTAAGTCTTTTAGGTTTGGGAAATCTTTGCTTAACTTTTCATATTGTTTATCAGTTAGAAGAACATTTTTGTATTCGCCGTATTTGTGGCGTATATCTTTTTTACTCTTATCTAAACTACTCTTAACTGAACTAACCTTAACTATACTGGGTTTACCGTTGGTTGCCATTTGGTTGCCATTTGGTTGCGGGGCTTGATATTCAATGACTTGCAACTGCTGTTTTTCTTCTTGGTGAATTGTTGGAGTAAAACGGTCTTTTCTTAGTTGGTTGTGCTTGGCCCAATCTAAAATCACTATCACGCCACTTTCAAACCCTTGAATAAAACCTTTGCCAAGTAATATTTTGAGGTCGTCAGGTGATGCTCCTACGCTTCTCTGTATTCTATTTGGCGAAGAGACAAAGCCCTCATCATCTGCATTGATTCCAAGATGGAAAAATAAAGCCTGTGAAGAAGTGGGCATATCAAGAAACTTGTCAGAACTTACTAGTTCTTTATGAAACATTCTTCTTTGTGCCATTAGTCATCCTTTCTTTCCCATGCTGACATTCTCACTAGGCAATCATGTGCCTTGTACTTTAAAAGAACCCCCGTTTGAGGCTCTTCGGTCGAGCAAATATCGTCTAGAGTCTCTATTGCCATAGCTGTCAGCCTTATATACATTTTAAGCTTGTTTTTGAGGATCTCATTTTGGACGCTTAAGTCCACTGGTGTAGTACTCATTTCTGCACATCCTTAATCAATAACATTCTAATGTAAGCCGTAGGAGTCAAGCCGAGTTCTTTGGCCTTCTCTTTGACGCTGATTAATAAATCTGGTTTTAAACTCAATAAAAACTTAGCCATATTATACCTCTTTCGTATTATTAATATATATGATTGTGATATCAAAAGTATATACTTTTATGTTTTGGCAAATAAAAAGGGGCCTACCGCCAAGTAAGGCCCACTTATTTAAAGCTCCTGATTAATTGAATATTCCATATACCACTTATCACCCCTTGAAACCTTCTCACGCCTTACCACATACCCAAGGCGTCCGATGTCGTATATTCTTGCCGCTAATCTCATGCAACTAAATAGGCTAAGTGCCTTTAGTGCTGTTATTGTGTTTCCTGATTGCAGGTAGTTTAGTATCTTCCTTGTCTGTGGTTCTCTACTCATTTGTTTTGCTCCT